CTAACTCATCTTCGGTCAATTCGATCCCATCCGCTTCGGCCATTTGCCGCTCGCGGGCCTTGATTGTCTCATACATCGCCGGTTCTTGGGTCATGGCCGCTTTGAGTGCTTTATCCTGTTTGTTGAGTGCCGCTACAACTCCGGTCATAATCTTGAGCATAGACACAGTTCAACCACCCATACCCGCAACGATTATCCCCTCTTGGTATGGAATCAATGTTCGCTTGACTTCTTCCTCTAACTTCTGAATCTTGGAATTGAGGTCAACATTCTGAGTTCCTTCGGGGAACATAGCGGTGTAATCATCCGTCATCATCACATCAAGAGCCACCAGTTTAGTGCAACAATCTTCTATCGCCTTATCGAGATAGCGTTCCCCATAGACATAGGAAATCTTGAGGCTGTGATTCTCAAAGAAGGGATATTGGTTGTTGAACATGATTGCTCCATTATCCTCCATTGACCACCAATCCTTCTGACGCTGTTCTTCAATAGAATCGCTTGAAAACTTGGTTTGACTTACTGTGGTACTCGTAGTCAAATTCGCTTGGAAGGATGATGTGAGGTCATCAGCGATGGTTATGTTGTTGCCAATTCGTGTGCAACGAGCAACACGAATGGTTGCTTCTGTGCCATAGTAGTACAGGCCATTGCCTTCAACGAAACCCGAACCATCCGCTACGGTGAATGTACTACCAGTTGATGCAACCACCGATTCATTGGTATTGCATAGAGCCATAGTGAAACAACTTCGGTTCGTGACGGCAATAGTGGTATCCTCACCTTCATCAGTGGATCTCATAGTGCTGATGAGAACATTACCATCACCTTCATCGCTGTTAGCCGTAGCCAAGAACTCGTGACTTAGATTGAGTGCCTTGCTGTTTTCGGTCATGGAGCCAATTTGAATAGCCGCTTTGTTTGATTGCGAATCTTCGTTGATTAGATTGCCGATTTCACCGGCTATCGTCTTCACTCCAAAATCCTTGCTCCATGTCGTTGATGTCGTCCCACTCGACAATGTAACTGAATGAGCGATATTGGGGCAAAAGAAAATCTTGTCTGTGGAATTGAATAAATGAGGCTTCTGCACCGCTAACTTCACCCGCGAAGCCGCAAGTTCTCGGTAATGATCACCCTGCCAAACCCCCATCCGTATGACTCGTTGGATAGGTCGATTTCGCAGATAGATAGCACCGACATAATCGGTGTAATACCGGCGACGATATGGCTTGAATGTGGTGAAGTTTTGATATTCGTCCACTATGAGGCGAGGTCGCCAAGCCATTCTGCATATACGATCAATGTAGTCCTGTCGTCGTCGGATGAGAGTTTCGACTTGTGCTTTGCTGATTCCCCTTTGAGAACTGTCGGAGAGTATGGTACTCGGCTGAACATTCGCATTATTCGCTTTGGTGTATGCCGTTGATGGATTAACCGCTTTCAGATTGATGACTCCACTTGCACCGCCTGATTCAATTCCGGTTAAAGTAAGAGTGCTACCAAGAGCATCCACATCATCATAGAGGGAAACGACATCTCCCGTAGCGAAACCCCATCTTCGATAATCCGCCCCTGCTATTGGGATTTTGATGACTGTGACTCCACTTTCTGTTGCGGTGGAGGTGTCGCCTGAGAGTGCTGTTGGCTTCGCATCAGGTAGTTGAAGATAAGATTCAATCTTTGCAACAGTAGTATAGACCAAATCTTCCGGGTAAAGAGGTTGATCTGGCCTATGTCCCGGCGCAAATACTCTCGGCATTACTCATCCTCCTATCTCCCTAAATTGTATTCCATATTAGTGTTGCACCCCGCGCAGCGCGGTGTCCAGCAGAAATGAAGAAGGCCACAATGGGAACAACGAGTCCCTGAACCGATGTTTTGGATGTCGAATCGTTCCCGGCCAGTCATTTTGACCCGAATATCCGCCGCTTTCGATATGTTTTGCGTACTAAAAGGCGAATCATCTTCGGGTATAGAGCCATCGTCAGTGACGATCTCGGCCATGCGTACCTTACGCCGACGCTCTATCTCATGCGCTTCTTCAAAGCAGATTTCTTCTATTTCTAATGCCACACAGCAAGCCCCCTATTAGGCTCGCCCACCTGTGACTGTAACATATACGGTCTGAGCAGATAATGATGTCGAACCATCCACCGCATCCAAAGCCGTTCCGTTTGCACCGGATTCATATGCAAGAAGTTTCTTTGCGGATCTGTCATAATTATACACATACCCTCCAATGTCAGAATCAGCAAGAACTGTTTCAATGTTAGATACATAAGTCGTGAGATCCAATGGCTCACCGGCTGAGGGCCAATTTCCGGTTGGGGTTAGTTTGAGGGCGACAGTTAGCCTGTTGCCCGATACATTCGTTCGTCCCAATTGTGCAACTGTTAGAGCCATACTGAACTACCCCTCATGGTCAATCCTATTTAACGAATTACTTTTCCCTAATCACTCATGGATGATGGTCAATCGGACTGTTCCACTTGCAAATGTGCTATTTGAGGTCGCTAATGTGAATCTGACACGCCCACAAACAAGTCCGTTCCATGGTGAGGGTTCATTGATCGTTAGACCGCCAGTTGTGGAGTTAGTTGGTGCTGTGACTGTGAAATGAAGACCGCAATTTGAGGCCGTAGTTCCCCGATTCCCACCTTCTGCGGTTTGAAAATTAAGGGGGGTGTTGCTTGATGTCCTCACATCAAGTCCCGCGATTGTATCGCAGTAGGGATATTCAGTCCCTCCTGTATCTTCAACATCCATAGTGATCTTGAGTGAACCACCCGTTGCGGTGTTGGAACCACAGGATATGCGAGACGGATCCAAGACTATGCGACAAATCTTGCCGTTCAAGTCCAAAGTTCCGTTAATTGAGTTGGTTCCATCCCCTGTTAGGGTCAAGGTCCGTTTATTGACGCGAATACGACTCGCATACCGGCCTACGCCATCATCAATGTCTGAATATGAATCGGTCACTCAGAAGCCCCCGTGATATACTCACGGGCCTTATCGGACAAAGATGCTTTGGTATCCGTATTTTGCACGGAAACGCCGCGCTCAGAACACCACGACATCATTTGCGCCCGTGTCAGAAGCGATGAAAAGCCGTTAGATTCAAGGAGTGCATCAACATCAACCGAAGGTGTTTCTTCGACTACTTCCTCGACTACTTCCTCGACTACTTCCTCGACTACTTCGGGTTCTTCCAAGACCTCAAGCATTGCTATTTGTGTAGCATCACCATCAACGACTTCCCAAGCCGTTGCACCACTCTCAATCTGTGGCATGATTCGCCCGCGTATCCAGTCTTCGGGAAGATCGTCCCGTGTCATTCCACGCGAAAAAGCGTACAAGACCCCATCCACCTTGAATTCGGTGTAAGGTCGTGCGCCTACATATCGAAGGGTTAGAGCCATGCCCATCACCTTCAACGGTATAGGAATGTAATGCGCCATACATCGGCATTCTGACCTGCGCTTGGTGGCGTCCACTTGAGAAGGGTGTTAGATGATACTGCACCCGCCTCAACCAAAGCGTTCCCTGCGGCTGTGGTGGTGTCGTGAAGGCTTAGTATGCCCATGAGTTCTGCTCCGACAATTGCGTTGGTTGCTAAAGCCAAGTCGTATGAAGCAGCAGCATCCCCATCAGCGACAATCACATCAACGATGCCGAGACTGATCGTACCTGTCGCATTGTTGCTTCCTATCGGGGCTTGAAGCCATGCTGTATCGGCCTCACTCGTTCCACCCCATATGCGGCTGTCAAAGACTACTGTTCCGTTTCCTGTTAGATTTGTATTAACCATTTTCTTTCCTCCTATTCATTCATTTTTCTTCCGCGATTAAGCAGCGATGTCTCTCACCTTGCCGTGTGCGCGATAGAATAGTTGCCATAATTCTCCCATAGTGTGAAACATTCCCATCTGTCCGAGCCTGTTGATTCCGAATGGATCTCCGGTTTCAATACCCGACTCGTGGTATAGAGTCGGCTTGGCTGTGCAGAAGTATAGGTAATCCGAATCCACGAAATACATTCTCGATAGTTCGCCGGAATCGGCCTTGACATCCTTCGATGGAATTAGAGGAACACCGTTGTAGGTAGCGACCACGAAGCCCGCCTCCATACCCGGAACACCCTTGACTCCATTCACGCCGGGAACAACGCGCTTCATCTCGGTGAATCGCTGTTGTGGCTGTAAGAGTTGCTGAATCTTCTCAAGCGTATCGTAGCCGGTCAGTATGACCTTTGGCTGTCCACCCTTCTCCCATATGGTTCGGAACATACCGTCAAGCACATTCAGACTGAGTGCGCGTCCCGCACCTGCCGTACCTGCATCGCAGTTAGCGTCGTACCATTGCTGAGAACCTGCACCCGCACCGTTGCGAGTGATATTGTACTGGTTGTGATCGGTGATAGCCGTCACGAAGTCTGTTGCTGACTCGGTGAAAGACGACGACAGGCATCGGTCAAGGGACTCAAAATCGTTCCCTGCCGCAGTATCCACATCTTCAAGCAACATCACATTGATATGCTCGGCGTGGTGCTTTGCCATCTCCATCTTCATTACCGCACGGGCATCTCCCAATCCATCGTCCTTGTCTGCGAGGAACATTGCTGTCTCGCTCAGGTCGAAAGTGTGAGCAACCGTCTTCGGCTTGGTGCTGACCTCAGTAAAGGTCGGCTTGGTGGACTCAGGTAGGGTTGCATTCTCAGCAACTCCGCCGCCCTTTGCCCTGTCAGGCTTGTCGGTCACGACGCGCCATCCAGACTTCTCCCACGGCTTCTTGGGGAGTATGCTGAAAGCATTGAACTCCTGATTG